CCCGTGAAACACATTCCCCGCCGGGTCCGCCACTGGCCCAAACGCCAGCGCCTCCTGCGGCGTCAGGTCCACCAGCCCTGTGATCGTATCGTTGGCGATAATTGCATCCAGGATCTTAAACGCCATCGCTACCATGTCATCATACACATCAAACAGTCCGCGCCCGCTGCCCACCGGCGCAAACAAAAACCGGTAGTTCAGCGTATACTCCACTGTCTTCCGCGCCGTGCTCGGCGCCCCCATGCTGTCCCGCGTCACTGCCAGCCCCGTCACAAACTCATCCGGCCGCGGATACAACACCGGGCAGTCCCGCACCGTGGCTGCCTCCGGGATCTGATCCAGATCCCGGATCGTCAGCCCACTCACCGTCAGCTTGCTGATACTGTCTGCTATCGTCACGATCGCCAGGCTCATCCGATCACCATCTTCCGGTACTGCGTCAGCATCGCCTGGGCCGCTGCAGGCATCGTCTCCGGCATCAGCACCACACCGCCTGCCGTAATCGTCGCCTTACCCCCGCCTTCCGTCGCCCCAAACCGCTTCCGGTACACACTCGCTGCAATCAGCATACACGCATTCTTGATATCGCTCGGCGTGCTGCTCGCATATCCCCAGCTTCCCGCCACCGTCACCACACCTTCCGTATTCCCGTTGCTGTCGCCGGTCCAGCTCACCGAGCTGGACGCTTTCAGCCGGATCGCATACTTCGGGCTCTCGTTCAACGGCAAGAGCTGGTACTCTCCGCTGGCAATCGCCGTGCCATCCCCATTCGTCACCGATGTTACGCTGATCAGGTCCTCATCCAGCCACAGGTCCCGCGTATCCGGCGCATCGAAATACCTGCTGGCGCTGGTAGCATAGAACCTCCTGCCCGTCCACCAATCGATAAACCGGCTGGCCATCTCGATGATACTTTCGATCACCCCGTCGTCCGTCGCATCCGTCGACGTAATCCGATCGAAATTCTTGAACTCCGCCAGCGTGCAGTACCCGTTGCTGATCGTCACGTCTTACTTCCTCGTCACCGTATAATCCTGCGTCACCGGCTTGGTCAGGCTGGTCGGCCCCAGCGCCGCCACCGCCGATGCCAGCGCCGCCCCGTTCACCACCACCTGGATCTTCATCCACGGCTTGCTGCTGTTCACCGGAATGTCCAAAATCTTCACCGCCCCGGCAGCCGGCGCCGCAAACTGTGCAATTGCAGCCTCGCCGCTGGCCGCAGTACTATACGACCCGCCCGATGTAGACGACTCCAGCACGCTGAAATCCGTGGCCGCGCTTCCCGAGCTGATCACCTGACACAAAAACGTAGCCCTCTCTGCTCCAGCCGCGTTAAACGCCGTGCCCGTCATCGTGGTTGCCGCGCTTCCGCTCGTCGGGACCAGCGCCTGGACAAAATCAAACTCCTCGTAGAACTTACCGCTCATCGTATCCTCCTGGTCCTGGCCAGGCCAGGATCGCTCCCGGCCTGGCCAATCCCAAAACTATGCATGCATCAGCATGTGGTAGAACGCCTCGGTGATCGGCGCATTGCCGCCCACCCGGAAACTGGAGAAGATCCCCACCTGTCCATTTGCCTGGTACAGCCAGGGATTGCGGCTCACCCGCAGCCCGCCGTTCTCCAGGATAATGTACTGGCTGGGATCGCAAACCAGGATCGGCTTGTTGGTGATCGCAATCGCATTTAGCACCGAGCTCTGGTACACCGGGATCCCCCAAATATTCTCCGCCCCAGTCCCGCCGCGCGGCGCCGGGCTGCCCGACGGAGTTGGCGCAAAGGCAAACTGGTTGGAAACCGCCACGCTGCGCAGGTACCCCAGGGTCGCCCGCTTCATGAACAGCGCCGCGTTATCCGCATACCGGTCGCCCAGCGCATACACCAGGCTCACAAACTCAGCCGCAGTGATTGCCGTGCCGCTGGCCGTGGTCAGCGCTGCACTCGACAGGGTAACGGCCCCACGGGGCTGCCCGGTGCCGGTGCCGGTCAAGAACCAGGTATTCTCCAGCGCCGCCTGTGCGCTCACGATCTGGTTGGTCAAGAAGCCTTCCAGGTTCGCCTGACTGTCTGCCAGCAGCTCCTCAGACACCTTGATCAGGTTGGAACCCTTGTACACTGTGATCGAAGTCGAGCTAAAAGTCGGCTCAGACTCGTTGTAAGCCCCGGCTTCCGAAGTCAGCGCTGCAGCCGCAGCCCCGTTCTCGCTGGGGAAATCCACCATCTTCAGGCTGGTCGGGATCACCGTAGCGCCAGCCGCCCGCATCACGCTGCGCTCGTGCAGCTTCTCGCGGATGTTGGCATTAAACCCATCCGGCACCAGGTACTCGCCCTGGGCGCCCGTGGTCTCATCCAGCGCCGCCTTCACCTCGAAGCCGCGCATCTCAGCCAGTCTGTCGTCGCCGGTCTTGATCCAGTGCCACCAGGCCGCCGACCCGTCGTTATCGTCCTGGGCCTTCGCTTCCTTGTGATACGCATACCCGCCGCGCCGTGCGCCCTTCAGCTCACTCAGCGCCTTCTGGTACCCGCCTTCTTCTGCCTTCTGCAGCGCCTCGGCCTGCTCCTTCGCCGCCTTGGCTTCCGCCTCGCGCTGTGCATCGCGCTCGGCCATCAATTTCAAAACGTCCTCACGTTCCATCGTCTCTGTCTCCTTAACAAGAATAGGTTGATTATCATCGACCAAATCAGCCTGCTCCTGCGCTGCGCCGGTGCCTCCGGCCTCTGCATTGCCCTCGCTGCCGATCAGTTCACAATAGGTTTTCACCGTCATTGCCGCATTGCGCGGCTCCGCCGGTGTCGGCGTCAGGCTGGCGTCCAGGCCCAGCGGCCATGCCGTGATCTCCATCGCCTTCCCTGCCTGCCGTCTCTCCACCAGGTGGCTCGCCGTCCCGCTGGACCATCCCAGCTTTCCCGCTTCCGCCAACTGGTAGACCGCCTTCTCATACTCGTCTCGTAGTGCGAGCTGCGCCTCGATCCACACCCCCACCTCGTCCTTTCTCAGCTCGCCATTCCCCAGCTTCCGCCTGCCCATCTTCGCATCCATCCCGTGCCCATACAGCACCGGGCTGTCCACCGCCTCGCCAAAATCCGTGCGCGCCGTAAAATAATCGCCCGTTAAATCCGGGTCCTGCGCCGTCGAAAACCGCACCAGGTACCCGCCCAGGCGCCCATCTCCCAGCGCCTTCACCTGCCCCCCCAGCATCACCAGGTCCTTCTCCGATACCCTGGCATACTCCTCACTCTCATCCGGATCGAGCTCCTTCGTGATCCCCACAATCCCCTCGCTCATCTCCCGAATCTTCCGGATCCGTACCCTGTCATCCGCACTGTTACGCGCCCCAGTTTTACCCCCAGCCATTTCCAAAAATAACCTGCGGTCAGTAAACCCGTAATCCGCGCTGTTATTCGCCCCAGTTTTAACCGTCATAATTCCAGCTCCTTAATCAACTTATCCACCCACCCCTGGTACACCGCCCGGATCGCATCCATTTTCTCATCCACCACCTCCACCAGCTTCCGCCACCCCCGTGCCCCGGCCCACCTCGCCTGCTCCTCCCCGGCCAGGTATCGTGCATAACCCGCCCGGTTCCCGATCTCCGTCCCATACGCGCCCTTTGGCGTCGCATACCACTGCGTCCCAAACCGCTCGCTCTTATAATCGTTCACCTCCACCCCGCCGCGCAAGCGCACCATCCCTCGCCCCCGCACATAATACGGCGCTGGCGCCTGGTTGGCGCTGGTTTCCGGTGGATAACGCTTCATCCCCTGTTCCGAAAAAATCACATTCTTTGCCGCTTCCAGCCCCGCAGCCTGCAAATACCTGCTCACCTCCAGCGGAAACCGCTTCAGCCCGGCCTGCACCTTCTCAATCCCGACCACTTCCACCCGGATATCGCCGTCATCAGCCATTGCCGATCTCCGTGCTCGTCTCCATCCAGCACCGGCAGCCTGGGTGCGCTGGCGGCTCACCCGCCCCGTCAAACATCTCATCCAGATCCACCGCCTGGCCGTCCAGCGGACCGCAGATCTCGCACACCAGGTCATCCGCATTCGTATACCAGCGCTTCACCACCCGCACCCCTGGCCACTGCTCCTGCAGCGCCAGCCCGGCCATCATCTGCCCCTGTGCATAACTGCGCGTGATCTCTGTCGTCGCCACCAGCAGCCCCCGCCGCTCGTCAAACGGCAGCATGTCCATCACATCTCCCATCGTCATCCCCGGATTTCCACAAACAGGCTCACCGCCTGCTGCAGCGCTTTCCGTGTCACCTCGTCGATCCCCCTCACCAGCTCATACGCATACTCTTTCGCCCACCGCGCCGCTTCCACATTTGTCAGGCTCCAATCCACCGGCAGCTTCCCGTTCGCCATCCCGAACAGCGCAATGCCGCCCCGCGTCGCCTCCATCAGCAGCCGTACCAGGTCCGCCATCCCCTCATCATCCGCTCCCAAGTCCCACTCCGGGTCCCACCCCACCGCTTTCGTTCCCGCCTCCACCCCTGCCTGGATCTTCTCCGCTTGCCGCCGCCACATCCGCTTCATCAGCGCCGCCAGGCGCTGCTCAAACTTCTCCTTTTCTTCCCGCCCGGGCTCCCGCTTATCCCGGCCAGCCGCCTTTTCATCTCGCCCTGCCTCCGTCCCCTGGCCAGCAAACACCCGCTTGACATCCTCCGCCGTCTCCGCCGCCCGCAAACCATCCGCAATCTTCCGCCGCAGCGCCTCTGGCACAATGGTGCTGGTAAATTCCACTGCTGTCCCCTTCCCCTTCTCCAACGACCTCAGCGCCTTCCGCTGCCACCGCTCCAGCTCCAATCCCATCCGCGCCTCCACCCCTCTCCCGTCCATAGATATGCCCGGGGTATCGCCCTTCCCCCCTCTCCCGTCCAGGGAAACGTCCGGGGTGAGGGTCTCCCCGGTGATGTCCGGGGTGAGGGTCTCTCCCCCTCTCCCTTCCAGGGAGAGGGTAGGGGTGAGGGTCTCTTCCGGCACATCCTCCAACTTATACCCCATCTCAACCGCAGCCACTTCTGGGCGGATAATCTTCTTTTCCACCAGCAGCCCCAAACGCGCCGCCTTGTTATCAGCGCTCTCCTGCAAAGCCACAATATTACTCGTATCAAATCGCAGCATGCAGTCACCCCGCACCAGGTCCTCATACTCGTTCAGCAGCTCCGCATTCAGCACTTCCTCGTACCACGTCCACCTGGGCATCACCGTGGTGTTATAAAACACATTCTCTGCCATCTTAACCGGTGTCAGGTCTGCCGCGTTCGTCGGGCTGATCAGCAGCTCCGGCACCCCGGTAGCCGTTGAGATCGTCCGGTGCAGCTCCTGCCGCACCTCGCCCAGCGCCATATCCGCAATCGTCGATCCCAGCACCACCGGCTTCAGCCCGCTCCCCACCACCCCCATCTTATGCGCATTATCCGGCCCGCGGAACAGCCGGTTCCACCAGTCCCGGATCTTCTGAATTGTGCTGTCCTGCAGCGCTTGCTCCGTGGTCAAAACCACTGCTGGCACCGCTCCGTTGCGAAAATACGCGTCCAGGTGCCTGTCTGCGCTCAGCTCCATCCCCGCGCTGATCTGCGCTGGCTGCAGCGCTGCAATCCCGGTCAGATCGCTGGTCGGGTCATACGCACCCCGAAAATAGATGATATCCTGGCGTGGGAACCACGTTCTCCGGTTTTCCAGCGTCTGCCAGAAACCCCGGATCCCGTCCCCTTTAACTTCCGGCTTGATCGTGCTCGGGTTCAGGTAAAACAGTTCACGCACCTGGTTGCCCGCCCGCACTTTCAGCCAGTACCCTGCCCCATAAACCAGCAGCCCCGCCTCCGTATACCGCCATAGGTCCCCCCGGTTCCATTCCGGGTTAACATTTTTAAGCACATCCAGGATCGGGTGCCGCTCGATCACCTCACCGTTTCCATCGTACAATTTCAACGGCGCCGAAGCAATCGCGTCCGCCCGCACCCCAACCGCCCGGAATGCCCAGGCGCTCCCCAGGTACGCCCCCACTGCGGTCGTCGAACGTCCCTCGTGTAGCGCATCCGCCCAACCAGGCACCGAAAGGATCGCTTTGAAATTGCCTTCTTCGTACAGCTTTTGTGTTCTCACAGGATACCCAACCCGATCTCCAGATCAACCGCCAGTTTTCCAAACGCTCCAGATGATCCATCCACCTGGTCGTCATATTTTCCCTTCGGAAATGCTACGTGCTCTTCGATGTAATCCGTGTTCCACCCGCCGCGCACCACCCGCACCTGCCCCGCTTCGCAGGCCGTAGACCATGGCCCTGCCCGCAGCACCTTATCCCCTGTCACCGGCTCAAAATGCGCCTCGATCCCCGCCCTGGCCAGCATCCGGTTTGTCGCCTGTGCGCTGTCCAACCCTGCGCTCCCCGGGTCCTGTGGGTGCCAGATCTCCACCCGCGGCCCTGGCCGCCGCAGGTCCTCCTGCGCCGTCCGCAAAATCGCCGCTTCCCGTTCGCCTGGCGTCCACTGTCCACGCGCCACATGCTCCACATAGATCGTCTCGTTCTCCGTAATCCCCAGCAGCACGCCCACCGTGTAGTCCCCGCCCACGCTCCCCGCCTTATCCCAATACCGTACCCGCTTCACCAGGTTCTCCACTGGCGCCTCTTCGGCCACAGGGAACCAATCCCGCTTAAAAAGGTTGCCCAGCCGCAGGAATGGCTGCTGCTGGTACAAAGCTTCAAAATCATAGGCGCCGATATTCGCCCGGATCCGCTCCAGGTCTCCCTCGTCATACTTTGCAGGCCACAGCGCCTGCCCGGCCTTCCGCCCCAGCGCGTCGCCCTGCTCCACCCAAATGCCTTCCATCAGCTTTGCTGTCTGGTACGCATCCCAGTCCTTCACCTCGCTCGGTGCCTGTGCCAACGCGGGTAGGCTCACCACCACCCAGCGGTCCGCCCGTGGGTCTATGGCCATCGTCCGCAGCAAACGCCCTGCCCAGTCGTCCCCGTGCCACCGAGTCAGCATTCCGATCACCACCGCACCATCTTCCAAACGCGTGTACGCCGAGCTGGTCCACCAATCCCAGACCATCGCCCGCCGCGCCTCGCTTTCCGCTTCCTCCCGGTTCTTAAACGGGTCATCTACGATCAGCAGGTGCGCACCCTTACCCGTGATCCCGCCGCCCACGCCCGCCGCCGTCACCCCGCCCCGCAGCGGCGCCGCCAGTTCCCAGCTCTGCACCGACCGGCTGTCGCTGCTCAGCTCTACCGCCTGCTCCACCGTTCCCAGGTCGCCAAAAATCGCCCGGTACCGGTCGCTCTTCACCAGCTCCCGCACCGACCGGCTGTTACCCTGCGCCAGGTCCGCCCCATAACTGGTCAGGATGACCCGCAGCTCCTGGAGTTTACCCCGCGAGAGCTGCCCCAGCATCCAGGCTGGGAAATGCCTGCTCACCTGTTCGCTCTTCCCGTGGCGTGGTGGTTCCAATATCAACAGCCGCCCCACCCCACTCTCACCCTTCGTCACCAGGTACGTTAGCGTCTGCTCCAGGTACTCCGCTGCCAGCCGATGGTGCGCCGCGGCTTTGTACCAGGGGCTAACGTACTCCTGGAAGTCGATCACATGCCGCCTGGCCAGCTCACGCATCGCCAGCTCACGCCGCGCCTCGTCGGGCTGGATCGCTAACCGGCCTGCCATTCGCTATCCTCTTCATCTTCCAACGCCTGGAACTCAGCCCCGGCGCTGCCTGCATCGCCCATCATCCGCTTCAGCGCCCCATCGCTCATCTCCGTCAGCTCTTCCGCCGCCGTCAGGCTAGCCTTGAGCTCGCTGCGTGGTGTGTACAGCCCAGCCATTTCCAGGAATAACTTGCGGTCATTAAACGCCTTATAGTCCGGCGTGCTGGCCATCTGCACCAGCGCCTCAATCACATCCCGCCGGTGCTCAAACAGCGGCGCCGCCTGCATCATCGCCACCGCCGCGTCAATGCTCGGATACTTTTGCCGCCAGGTGTACACCACCCGTGTCCCCCGCAGCCCCAGCACCTGCGTGCAAAATGCCTCCAGCGTCTCCGGCCAGCGACGACCCTTCGGGCTGGCTGCCCACGCAATATAAGCCGCAACCCGCCATGGCCATCCCAGCTCTCGCATCTTCAAATACTCATCGCTCCACGATAGCTTCCCCTCTGCTTCAATCCGCCCATCCAGCAAACTGCGCGCCGCCGCGCTGATCTGGCGCGCTTCCTGCGGGCTGATCATCCGCTCCTCAGCGTCCGCCGTCTCTCCGTCCAACCCCCACTTCTCATCAAATCTCAACTGCATCTCGTCATACTGCTGCATCATTTACCTGCATAAAACAAAAAACCTGGCGGCAAAAGCCGCCAGGCGCTCATCTCTGGCCAACACCCGAACTGCATCGGGCATGCAATAGATACTGCAATTATCTTAACATATATTAAAACCAATGTCAAGCATTTGCCTTAAAAAAGATGGCCACCGGCGGGTGGGAGGGGTGCACCGGTGGCCTTTTGGGCTTTCAGACAGGGGTTAGACCCCATATCTGGGGGGATGCCTGTATTATACCACTACTCACTCTTTGTCAACCTTTTTTGCCGCATCAACCGTTTCACTGCCTCGTCCCCAGGCACCCACGTCCGCACACTTCCGCAAATACTGCACAACACATCCATCACATACCCCTCCACCACCGCCATCACCTCCACCTCCTCTTTTCCCCCTCCCAGAGAACCGTCCAGGTCGAATGTATTTTTCCCCCTCCCTTCCAGCGAATCGTCCGGGGTGAGGGTTCTTCCCCCTCTCCCTTCCAGGGATAGGGCCGGGGTGAGGGTCTCTTCCACCGCATATCGATACAACAACATCCTCCTCACCCCATCCCCATCTCTTACCACCTGCCCCAACACATGGCCCCGTAAACACCTCCATTCCCGTACTTCACCCATTACTCTCTCCACACCCCCACCACGCCCGTCTGCCACCCCTTCTTCACCATTTTCACCTGGATCTCCTGCTCCACCCCTTCCACATTCATCGCCACCCGATCCGCCCCCCGATCCTGCCAGGTCTCCTCCCTCACCAGCATCCAGTTAGGCGCCGCCCCAAACTTAGCCAGGTACAATCTGGATGCCCGGCTGATTGCATCCAGCATCCCCCCCTTGCCCACCGTATACACCATCATCGCATGATTGACCATCTCCGACCTCCACGCTGCATAAAAGTGATGAATATCCAGGTCCGCATCTTTCCATTGGTACCAGGTTTCCAGCCGCCAACCATCCTCGAACTCTGCCTTGATCACCTCCTCGCTGTCGATCTCAGCGCCCATCTGCATCAGGTGCTGCCGTCTCATTCCGGTCTCGCTGGTATCATCCCGCACCGCATAGACATCCATCTTTACTCCACCATCATCTCCCGCAGCACCTTCACCACCATCTTCGGGACCCCCACCGTCATCATCCAATCATCCCAGTCAAGCCGGGCCTGGATATGCATCCCCCGCTGCACCAGGTTCCTGGCCAGGCTGTTCAGCTCCACTGCCAGGTCCCGGTATGCCTTGGCTGCTTCCAGGTCGGTGAGCTGCGACCAATCCTTGCCGGAATCCGCCTTGCTCCCCTTAACTGCCTTGTTCCCTACCGTCATGTTCACCGCACACCTCGCTTTATATCCGCCTTGCTCTTTTCCACCGCCGCCTCCACCACGTCATACGGCTCCTCCCCCATCCGCTCCAACGTCGCCGCAATATTGAACAGCACCACCTGGCAGTCTGCCGCCTCGCTGCGCAGCCGCTCCCCAACCGATTCATTTCCCTTCATCACCACCAGGTTCCACCGGTGGCGGTCATCAAACCACTGCCGCGCTTTCTTACCCGCCTGCTCAATCGCAAAATCCACCGGGCTCTGGTCTCCCTCCCCCCAAAATTCCAGCTTCATGCAGTCCGCCAGTTCTGCGAGTTCTTCCTGCAGCTTAGCGATCTGCCGGGCCAAAAACTGCGTATCGCTCCACCCCAGCCGGTACCCTCGCTCTTCCGTCGCCTGGGCCACCACATCCTGGGCTCTCCGCCTCATTTCATCACCTCCAGGCGCCACTCGCTCTTCCGCACCCCGTCCAGCACAATAATCGCCTTCACCGTCCCCGCGTCATACAGGTTATCCATCCCGCACCGGATCCCCGCCTCCTCGCACGCTTTCAGCGCCGATGTCAAGATCTCCAGCGCCTCGCCTGGCGTGAGTTTTACGGTTCTCTTCGTATTGCCTCTTCCGCTCCGCGGAGAGCTCTCTAAATTTTCCACCATATCTACTTCTCCTTTCACTTCCAAATCCTTTCCTAAACTGCCAGTATCGTCCACCGCCGATCACCTCTACCCGCCAGGCCGCTGCCATTAATGGCAGCGGCTGGCTGGTATCGATCCCGGCTGCTATTCTTCCGAGATCCCCGGCTTCCGCCGGTTTGTAGGGTTTGCAGGCTGCTCCTCCGCCTTTTCTGGCGTGGCTGCCATTAACAGCGGCTTTTCCTTGGTTTCCCGGCGCATCTTATTGGCATAATCCGCCTGGATCTGCGCTTTCCAATGCGCCGCCACCTGGGGCGCCACCTGGCTGGCCAGGCTCGCCGCATTGCTCCTGATCTGGCTGATCGCCTGGTCCTCAATCAGTTCTACTGCTTCCTGCTCAGCCTGCGCCCGCATCTGCGCCGGATTCAGGATGTGATGCGCAATCGTCGCCCCGATGTTCAGACTGATAATGATCGACAGACCGATCACCGCCGCCAGGATGCTCTCCCGGTCCAGCTCCGTTGTCATCCCCTCCGCCCCGGTCTGGTACAGGGTATCCAGGGTGAACATCGCACACGCCCCCAGGAAGTCCACCCCCAACATGATGATAGATATCGCCCGCTGCCAGGCGCCCTCACTGCCATACAGATACGTCAGCAGCCAGGCGATAATCCCGCCATCCAGAGCTGCCAACCCAAACCATGCCAGGATCTGCCGATCCTCTGGCAGCGTCATCATGATAAAGTGAATCGACCGCGACGCGCTGTATACCAGCAGCGCCAGCCCCAACCCGATCGAAAACATCAGTCCTATCCGATTTTTCATCGTTTGCCTCCTCCTATCACCCAGTTGACCAGGCTCACTGCCAACAGCACCGTGAACCCCAAAAACAGTGCGTACTCCCACCCCAGCAGTACGCCCCCCATAAACACGACCGTGCCTGCTAACACTCCAACTGTTAGAGCTCTCGCCATGATCGCCTCCACATCGATATAGTCCATCTCGCTCCTTTCATCTCAAAAAAATAATTCCGCCGCCAGTCCAGGATGTCATCTGTTTAAGATCCGATCCCATGTCTGTTCTGATTCAAGCGTATCAATTGTCTCGCCACTTCCCGGCCCTGGCGGCCCAGCCGGGAGCGGATGGCATTACGGGGTGTCTCCCACTGGATCCATTGCCCGGTTCACTTTCATCCTGCTGCGCAATTTTGAATTGTCGTTCCATTCCAACCCGGCGGTCAGCTTCTCATGCAGTGTGATCGGCTCCGGGCTGCAGCACGGCGGCAGGTAGCGCACATCCCAGATCCTGGCCCGGCATTCGGCCAACTGCTTGCACCGTTGGCAGCTCTGGTACTCTTTCACCGCTAGCGGCGCATCTTCAACCACCTCGCGCATGCGCTTCTCCCGCTGCCGTTGCGCCGATAACTGGTTATGATGCTTTTTTGAACACCGAAAACAGCGCTTCACCTGGTCATTGCGCGCCCTGAAAACGAGCCCACAGTCCATGCATTGCACCACGTACCGGGTATATGCGCAGTCCATCGAACAGGTCATCTGCCGCCTGCACCGTGTCGTAAACGTCTTCCCACACGTCACACACTGCTTGGTCTCCATCAAACCTCCGGAATCTCCCGTTTTGTTGCCTTCTTCCGTTTGTCCCGCGCCTCCCGGCATTTATATGAACAGCAGTTCGCATACCGTACGTTCGTATACTCCGACCCGCATTCAATGCAGGTGCGCCGCTCCGCCTGCGCTGGCTTTTTCTCTGCTTTCGGCTTCGTCGGTCCCTCCAGGGTCCGCTCTGGCTTCACCTCGCCCAGCGCCTTTTTAGCTGCTCCGTTCCCATTCCCGCCAATGATCGTCATACCCTTCGTTTCCACCCCGCTCTTAGCCGCCAGCGCTTCCGCCACCGCCGCCATCCCCGGGTTATCCGTATCGATGATATAAGCTTCCATCACTGCAAAAGGGAAAATATCCTTCAGCATATCCAGCAGGTCATCAATCCCCCGGTTGTTCTTCGCCTGTACAATTGGCACCACAATCCTCATCTCATCCTCCAAACATCTGCACCGCAAAAAACGACGCTGCACCCAGCATCACGCTCACCCCACACGTGGTCATAATGACCAGCATTACCAATAGTCGCACAATCATCTTGCTATCGTCCATCACTCCTCCACATCATCCCGCCAAAGCAGCTCTGGCAGCGTCACGATCATCACGCCCGCCGCCGCCCCGGCCAGGCCAGCGCCGATGGCCCAGGCAAGCCCGTGCATAGCGTAGCCCAAGGCTGCCATCACCAGGCCAACACACACAACCGGCGCAACGTAGTACACGACCACCATACACTTGACCATAATCTCTCCTAGTTATTCGACGCCAACCCGCCATTCAAAGACGCCCAGCATGCGTGGGGAAACAAGCGATTAAGAATTTTGGCAATAACCAGCTTCTGATTCGGTCCCCACCCATCAGTCCTGCTTGTCACTTTTCACCTCCTCACCGCAATTGATGCAGTGATAGCTGCTATCCAATCGCTCCTGTCCATGGCTGAATCCCAAGATATACCCAACCACCCCGGCCCCAGCCATCCCGATCAGCGTCATGACTGCCAGCAACCCCAATGCCGCCTCACTCATTCCTACCTCCAGCTTTGCAAATTGCCACCAGCACCAGGCCGCTGACCAACAGGTACAACACAACCGCCAAAACCAAAATCATCTCATCCTCCAACAATTACCGGCCACACCATATACTTGATCCAGATTCCTCCCATCATCAGCAGCGTCCAGACCAGCATGGCAACCATCGCCAACATCATCAAAATCGTCTCTTTCATGGGTCCCTCCACCATTTATGAGTGAACTTTTAATCTTCGGTGAACTTTGCCCAAAAAACGAAGTACACAAGTTCACCACACCATAGAAAACTTTAGCCGTTAAGCCACTTTTTAATTCACCATAGTACACAAGTACACCCAAATGCCCTATTTTTAAGCCATCCCTTTGCACCTCCTGCAGCCCATAGCAAATAGACAACGCATTTTTACCCCACGGTGCACTTGTGTACTTTAAATCCCGGTTTCCGGGCAGATCAAATTTTATTTTTTCAAAAAATAAAATCACCGCCCACATACCCCTGGAGAAGTTCACCCAAGTGCACAAGTTCACCTAAGCCTCCCGCCTCTTCAAACCATAGCGGATTTTCAGCACGTCCATCTTCAGGTCGTCGTAGATCACGATGTAGCCCAAGTTCCTGCGCCTGGTCGGCAGTTGCAGCTCGTGCCGCACAATCCTTCCCACCGTGTGGCTGGTTGTCCCCCTGCTCTTTTTCTTCTTGGTCTCGTCGTCATCTCCCTCGTCGACGTTCATCTCGTCAATAATCCCGTTGACCACGCCCGTGATGTGCTTCGTCGCCGTGTAGTAGCAGTCCCCGTAACCGTCCACAATCCCCTCGCTCAGGAAGCCCTTGTACTTCGGGTCCTCCCGGATCGCCACCAGTGCGTCCATCACCCGGGCATCCAGTCCCATCGACCGCTCCAGCACCAGCTCGTCATTCAGGCTGCGCACAAACGTAATGATGTCCTTCATCAGTTCCGGGTCATCCATGGCGATCGCCTTAAGCGGCATCGTCACCTGGTTCAAGCGCGCCGGTACTTCCAGGTCCATCAGGTCTTCTCCCAGTACAATCTCCGGCTGCCACTTCGCCAGGCGCCAGCGCACCAGCAGGTTGCGAATCGCCGCCGCTTGCTCAAAAAATTCGTTATCCGTGTGCAGCTTCACGCCCCTGGCCTTCAGCTCCAGCGGATCCTTGCCCATTAGCTTGATCGTCAGGCATCGGCTGGTAACAGCCTGGTCCTTGAAGTCTTTGCGCATGGCAATGAGCTTAGGCCCGAAGATGCTGTATGCCGTGGGCTCGTAGTCCCGCGTCCCATCTGGTTTTGTCGTCTCATTCAGCCGCCAGATCGGGTTGCCGCGCATGGCTCCCATATTCAGGATCTTGATCAAATCTCCCGTCATATCACCCCCATCGCTCAAATCCATCTCGTCCATGAATGCAGTCCCCTTGTACTCGTCCAACGCCCGGAACAGGCTGGCCGAGCTGCCCGCGCCGCCGGTGATCATCAGCCGGTAGCAGATATGTCCGATGCGCTTCATCAACTCGCTCTTGCCAGATCCATAGTCTCCAGTCGCCCGCAGGTAAGGGATCGCCGAAAATGCGTCATACAGCCAGGTCAGCAGCACATAATAGGCCGCCATCCGCCCAAAAAATCGATCATCCAGCAGGTAGTATTTGTGGATAAAGCTCTCGACGATGGCTACGAGCTCACGCGTAGACTTCAACGCTCCCAACTTGCTGGGGAAAATCACCCCCTTTTGCCGGATCATGCTGTTCGGTGTTTTCGCCCCGTACCGCACCCCATCGATCTCCACCACCTTGCCCACATCCACCCGGCCCTGTGGGTCCCGCCAGGCCAGCAGCGCCTCGCCGTTCGTCTCATCGTACAGGTACTCCAACAGCCACCCGCCGATCGCCCCGCCCAGCGTCTCCACCACTTCCCCGGCAGCCTCGTCTGTCTCCTTCACCGCCTCGCCCCTGGCGGCGCTCAGCATCTGGTTATACTCTCGCACCTCCAGCCCCAGCGCCCGCCGCAGGCCGTCCCGGTGCCGGGCTGCCATCAGCTTATCCATGCGCGAGATCGCTTCAAACACCCGCCGGTACGCATCATCCTGGGCTGCCCCTTGCGTCCGACCGGCCCAGTCCGCCATGGTGATCACCATCGGCCTGGACTCATCCAGCGCCGTCCGCACCCGCTCCCGCTGCTCTTCTTCTGATATCCCATTCTGCACAAACAGTTTCAACCAGTCGTTGGCGTCCTTAGGACCACTGCCGTTCCCGGTCCCTTCCCCCCGCGCCCCCCTGCCCCCTCCCAGCAGCAGCACGCGCGCCATCGGTCCCACCACCCGCTCCAATGGCCAATCCTGGTTATCCCCGACCAGCGCCCGCTGACCGGCCGCGTCGTTGTCCATCATCAGGTAGATCGTTTTATGCCGTTTACGCAGCTCCCCCAGCAGTTCCGCATGGTCCTGCCACCCAGTTCCAGCCAGCGCTGTCGCCGCAATCCCCCACTGCCCCAGCGTCACCGCATCCGCCTGCCCCTCGACGACCACGCACTCCTCCACTCGTTTCCCATACTCATGATTGTAGAAAACCTGGCGCTGGCCACCCGCCAAAACCACCGGCATGTTCCAGCTCTTCACCTCCCGCCCTTCCTGGTTGATCTCCGCCCCAAGGATATTCCTTGCCGTCATGTAGACCGTTCTGCCGCCCACAATATGCGGATACACCAGCCGCGTCTTACTCACCAGCCCCGGGATCATCCCCCACCCCAACCAGTTCTCCTGGATATCCGTCCCATACTTGCGCCCCCAGGCTGCCACATCCCCCCTGTAACCCAGCACTGCCACGGCCTGCGGACACTCCAGGTCGATCCCGTACATCCGCAGCTCCCCCCTCAGCTCATCCTGGTTCCCGCCTGTGTATCCCAGCCCGGCATGGTTGATCGTCTCATCCGTCCAGCCCCGCCCCCGCACATAATCCAAAGCAGCAGCAGAAGCCCGCAGCCAGCCTGCCATCACCCGCTGCGCAATCCCGAACACGTCCGCCGTCAGCCTGGCAGCCGCCCGGGTCTCTGGCGTCCCGTGGGTCATCTTCTTCGGCATGGGGATCTTCGCCCGGTCCGCCAGGTACTGCAGCGCCGACATAAAGTCCATGTGCTGGCGCCGCTCGAGCCAGTTGAATACATCTCCCCGCTCGCCCCGGCTGTTCCACACATACCACCCTTCGTCGGCCTGAACCACCAGGCTGTTATGAGTCTCCCCCCGCAGGAACTTACCCCGCTTATGCGCCAGGCGATACTCCGCCCCGCTCTCTTCCATCACCTGAGAGAGCGGATTGGCCGCCTTCACCTTCTCAACGAAATCTGTAAACTCATCCGCCATGGGCTCAGCCCTTTCTAAAAATCGCTTAGAAATTTTTTGGCAGCTCACCCCTACCTGGTAAGGAAGCCGCCAACTTTTTTTCACTCCGCTCGCTGGCTTCGCATTATGCGACGTTCGTTTAGCCAGCTAATCAGCCAAAAACCGCCTGTAAACCCGTCCCCCTGGTCATCGAACGTCGCATAATACGTAGTTATGCGACGTTCGTTTAGCCCACCGCCCCCGTTTCTAGCACGCATCCGCCCCCACCACCCCCCGCCGAAAAAACAGACTTTAACTGCTACTGCCTTACCCCAAGCAGGCACCGGGCAATTCAGCCATCACTGCCCGCTGTCCCACCTGTGCGCCTGGCCATCCTGCCATAGGTCCGCCAACGCCCGGTGCACATCTTCTACTTCCTGCCTGGCCGTACTCAACTGAACCAGGCCAGGCGCCAGTGCATCGACAGCACCACCCTTGCCCAGCGCCTGCCGATTACGTAACTCGACCTCATCCATGCGAGATTCAATCGTCACCAATAGGGACAAGCACATCTCTACTAAATCCCTGCTAGTCCTCAACTCCTTCCGCAATCTCCCGCCCATAAGCTTCCTCCCTGACCACCTCACGGACCATCTTGCGAATGACTTCATAAAGAACCTCAGATGTTGACTGCTCTGGCAGCTCATCTTCAGCCTGCTCGTAGACGACCTTGGGCCTGCTATTCAAATACTCCAACTCCATCATGAAATCGCCATATGTATCCCCCATTGTTTGCGCCTTCAGCAGCGCGCTGCCAAAATCATCATATCTGTGTAGCCTCTCAACCATGTAATGGTCGCCGGTATCTTCATCCAGGTCAATCCCATATCCGACGACTGAAAAAGGACCAGGTATCCTGGGATAAATCTCAAACCTTTTCAACACCCAATCCTCAATCACGTAGATACGAATGGTGGCGAACTCAGGAATAACCAGGTTCAAACTGGCCTCATGTCCTCCATATTCACCGTTCTGTTTCTCATCCTTGAAGACCAAATATCCCCTCAACGCCTCCGGGACCAGGCCCCGGATATCGCCCAAGATCCTCTGCCTGAGCTGCTCATTTGCAAACCGCCTGGCCTCCAGCGCCAGCTTCTCAGCCTCCTCCTCATCCAGCCGAGACTCCTTCGCCCTAACCAACATCCCCTCAATGGATAAACCTTCAAAGCCGTGAAACAACCCGACCATCTGAACTCCTATCTCAAACCCAACTAAATTCGTTCCACAGCCCGCTCAAAATCACTCCACCCGGGCTGCACATACCGGCTCGTCGTCTCCAAACGACTATGCCCCAACAACTTCTGCACCACCGTCAGCGGCGCCCCCTCATCCAACAACCGCTTAGCGAACGTGTGCCGCAGCGCATGCGGCGTCACCTCCACCCCAGCCCGTCGACCAAACTCCCCCACCATGCGCTGCACATCACGCGCACCCAAACGCTCGCCCTTTCGACCCAAAAACAGCGCCGCAGATCCAGCCTCACCCCTCACCCCCAACCAACCCTCCACCCAGCGCCGTGCCTCCTTACTCAAAGGCAGCTCGCGCCGCTTCTCCCCCTTCCCCATCCGCACCACCACCCGCCCCTTGCGCTCCCCCACCTCCACATCCCCCAGATCCAGCCCGACAACCTCCCCCTCACGCAGCCCCGCCAGCGCCATCAGCGCAAACACCGCCCCATCCCGCAGCGCCTGGCGCCTGGCCGCCGCCGTCCTTCCCCCATTCACCGCCAGCTCCACCTGCCGCCAAACCTTCTGCAGCTCCCCCCGCTCAAGCCAGCGTGGCGGCAGCTCCACCTGGTCCGCCACATCCACCCCCTGAAACGGATCGTATGAAAGATGCCCTGCCTCCAGCGCCCAGCGGCACAACTGCGCCAGCGCCGAACGCCGCCGGTTCCAGGTCGATGGCTTAGCGCCCCCATCAGTGATCTGCCACGTCCTAAATGCCCGCAGGTCCACACCTGTCACCAGGCTGGGGTGCAGCGCCTGGCCGTTGACCTCCTCAAACCAGCGAGCAAAAACCCGAATATCTTGCAAATAAGACTTAACCGAAGACACAGAAACCCCCTTAGCCTGCAGCCAGCCCACAAAATCAACCTCCCACGTGCTGGCCACCACACCCGTCCTCACCACCTGGTCCGCCTCGATCACAAACTGCTCAAACATCGCGCCCTCCATCAGCCCGCAATATCTCTGACCGCCTGCCAGATCTCACCCTGCGGCCCCCACACCTCGGGCCGCTTCTCCGCCAGGCACTCCAGCGCAAAATCAAAACGCCAGTCCCGATACCGCATCAACACCGTCACCAGAAAATCCGTAGTCGGCGCCGTTTTCCCCTCGCGCCAGTTCACCACCGTGGAATGACCAATCTCTTCGCCCGGAAGCCGTTCCGAAAGCGCTTCCGCAAACCCCCTCAACGTCATACCCTGCTGGTCCATATATCTCGACACAATCTCTTTCATTTGCATCCATCATTCACTAGAATATTTTATTCGTGCGAATAATTCTAAGCGAAAGAATGATTTTGGTCAAGGGATTGACCAAAAATTTAAATAATGTCTATAATTGATATGTGGATGCAAACAAAAGATTTTCAACCTTCTTCGAGAAGAAATTTGTAGAATATCAATCCAGTCTAGGAAGACGTATTTCTATAAATGAATTTGCAGACTACGTGGGTTATAGTCAACCAACCATTAGCAAATGGTTAGCCGGAAACCAGGTCCCATCAGGTGAGGCTGTTGATCGACTTGCCGTGCTCTTTGGTATGGAAGTTTACGATGCTCTTGATATCCCCCGCCCCGATCCGCGCTTGGCCCTCCTAATGCAGCGCTTCCGCTCTACCCCCGAAGAAAATAAAAACGAGCTGCTAGAGCTCGTGGCTAACTACCTGAGAGAACTGGGCCTTCCTGTGCAGCAGATAGGCTACAGTGAAAAACCTGGCTCGCCCCCTCCGCCCCAAAAATGAACCCACCTTCCACCACCTGGAACCGGATCCCCTTCTCCGCCTGCAGCAGCGTCCCTGGTTCCAACCCACCCGCCAGCAGCCTGGTCAACACCACGTCAAGATCATCCATGCCAGCCAAATCCTCCTCTCGGTATTATAGCACATTCGTTCTAACACAAATGGGGAAAACATGATCCACTGTCCATACTGCTCCGAAACCCTGCCCGACAACGCCCGCTTCTGCGCCAACTGTGGCAAAGCCATCCCCCCCCGCCCCCAACCACCCGCTCTGCCGCCTGTCCCGCTGCCCAAACCAACAGCCAAGCCGCAAAAACAACCGGTCTCCCCGCCAACCGACCTCAAACCATTGCTGCTCATCACCGGCTCCATCGCCGCAATCCTCCTGGTAATCGTCTGCGTCCTGGGCGCCATGGTCATCTACCTCCTGCCCACCCGGTCCTCAACCATCCAACAACCAACCGCCGCCTCCGCC